ATTGACATCTTCACTGCCTACAAAAGATATATTGCATCTAAACCTTGGGTCTCTAATAACTATCTACGTGACCCTTCTAGAAAACCTTGTTGGTTATGAAAACAATTTACCTAGGACCTGAATATGATTTGTCTGATATTGATGGTGACACTATCAATCCTAGACAAGTAGCATCTTTGTTAGCTTTCGGTGAGAGAGATGTAGACATTGACTCAGGTAAATTTTATTCAATGGAGCATCGAAAGGTCATAGCAATTTTTCAAGGTAGATCAGAGGCAGGACCTAGAGCATTAGGTAATCGTTCTATACTTTATGATCCAAGAGATCCAGCAGGTAGAGATAAGATCAATACTATCAAGCATAGAGAAGGGTTCAGACCCTTTGCAGGCACAGTTTTAAAGGAACATGCAGATAAATATTTTGACATGGCAGGGTTGGATGAGTCACCTTACATGACCTTTGCTGTTGACGTGAGAGAAGAGTGGGTGGACAATATACCTGCGATAAATCATGTTGATAACACATGTAGAGTACAAACTGTTACAAGAGAACAGAACCAACACTTCTATGATTTGATAGTAGAGTTTGAAAAACTCACATCAATTCCTATACTATTAAACACATCGTTTAATCTAGCAGGTGAACCTATGGTTGAGACACCAGAGGATGCTATCAGAACACTAGAGGGTAGCGACATTGATTACATTTACTTCCCAGAGATCGGTAAACTCAGGGGAAAATGACTTTTTATTTTCAAATATTTGGGAAAAAAAATTCGGGAAATTTTTTGACCCTTAAGTTTTTATGAATATATTAGGAGTAAACTTATCTAACAACGCATCCATCTGCATCATGAAAAATGGTGTGATAGATTTGTATGTTGAATCAGAGAGAATTAATAGAAAAAAATACAGCAATTCAATTAAATCACTATTACACCTCATAACATGTGATATAGACGTTATAGCAGTAGCAGACGCTTACTGGGATAAACCTTCAAAAGAATTACAATCTGTAATTGAGTTGAGAAAGGTGATAAAAATGTTTCCTAACGCTAGAGTTTGTGATTACAGACATCTACATCATAAATGCCATGCTGCGTGTGCATGGTATAGGTCTGGTTTTGATAGTGCCGTTGCTATTGTGGTGGATGCAAATGGTTCTAAGAATGATAAAATAGAGACAGAAACCATATTTGATTTACCATCATGGGATATAGTACATAAAAAATATTTTGATGAAGATGATGTAGGTATTGGCAAGGAGTTTGAATTATGTTGTATTAGACATGGTTGGCATCACATGGACGCTGGAAAGGTGATGGGAAAGGCATCTTATGGACTTAGTGATTGTTATAGAGTGCAAAAAAAGTGGGAAACAAGAGCACTTGAGCTGGCAAATCTATCGGAAAAGAACTTGATACTTGTTGGTGGTTGCTTCTTGAATTGTACTGTCAACTACATGCTAAAGAAAAAACTTGGTCGAAAAATTTATGCTGAACCCATCTCAACTGATGGAGGCACTAGCATAGGAGCTGCTTATCTTGCCCAAGCTGAGCATTCTTGACATAAGCACCACCATAGGTTGTAATTTGTCATGCAAAGGTTGCAACCACTTCAGTAATTATTTCTCTGCTGCAAGTAAGTTGGACACCGATGCATTATTAAAAGATATAAGAATTATCTTACCAAGATTGGAGATAGATAGGATATCTATTATAGGTGGCGAACCTTTACTCAACCCTAGATGTGAGGAAATATTATATGAGTGCAGATTACACACAAAAAATGCTGTCTATCTATACACTAACGGTTTACTTCTGTTACAAAATGAATCTTGGATTAAAAGAGCATTAGATGATCCTCAAATATACTTGAGAGTGAGTGTGCATTTACCAGAGGTGGTGGACATAATAAAAAAATTTAATCACCCTAAAGTGTTGGTGACCGAACACCACACAGGGAAGGATAGATGGTTTGATTCAATAAAAAAACGAGGCGGTAAGGTGTACCCCTATAATCATAATAATATCAGTAAAAGTTACAAAGTTTGTTCCTGTCCTAATTCTCAGTTATACAATGGTTATCTTTGGAAATGTCCAAATACCGCATTTTTGAGAGAATTATTGACCGTGACTGAACAAAAGGACTCTAATGAGTGGCAAGAATATATTATGGATGGAGTTCCTGTTGATTGTAATGATGATGAATTGACAAAATTCTGTGCTAATAGTAGAATACCAGAGAAGGTATGCAACATGTGTACCGCTAAACCACTACATTTTAGTGCTGCTATTCAGGACTCAATAAATAAATCACTCGCAATAACACATGCCAACATACCCAATAAAAAACCTAAAAACAGGTGAGACAAAAGAATTGTCTATGACAATGAAAGAGTATGAAGAGTGGAGAAAAGACAACCCTGATTGGGACAAAGACTGGTCAAAAGGATCAGGAGGAGTGGTGAGTGGCACAGGAGATGTGTACTCAAGAACTGATGGCGGATGGAATGAAGTTCTGTCTAAGGTATCACAAATACCAGGCTCAAATGTAAAACCTCAGAAAACTACTCACTTCTAATGCCAGCAAGAAAAAAGAAAATGGCTACCAGCGTTGGTGCTGGTATGACAATTAAACAAATGAAGCGAAAGAAACCATATAATGTAGACATGATGGTTCCTATTGAACCTATAACTACGAATCAAAAACTTGCTTTTGAAGCATATAAAGAGGGTAAGAACTTATTTCTTTATGGTGCTGCAGGCACGGGAAAAACTTTTATAACCTTGTATAACGCACTGAGGGATGTGTTGGATCCCATAACTCCATACACCAAAGTAGTATTGGTAAGATCCCTTGTATCAACAAGGGAGATAGGGTTTTTACCTGGCGATCATGAGGATAAATCATTTTTATATCAAATACCATATAAAAATATGGTAAAATATATGTTTGAGTTACCCACTGATCAAGAATTTGAGATGTTATGGGGTAATCTAAAAACACAGGAGAGCGTAACCTTTTGGTCAACCTCTTTCATACGTGGAACAACACTTGATGATTCAATTATCATCGTAGATGAGTCTCAAAACTTGAATTTTCATGAGTTAGATAGTATAATGACAAGGTGCGGAGAGAACTGCAAAATCATGTTCTGTGGTGACGCAGCACAAACGGATCTCGTAAAGACCAATGAAAAAAATGGCATCTTAGATTTTCAAAAAATCATTCAACGCATGCCTGAATTTGACTTGGTTGAGTTCAATATCAATGACATCGTAAGGTCAGGTCTTGTTAAAAGTTATCTTGTAAGTAAAATTGAGTTAGGTATGTGATGTTCAATCATGTGGAATGTGATCTTCCCTCTTTGAGTAGGAAGACTATTGATGGAGTGAGATACTACACAGTGGAGGGTAGACCAATGGTGTCTATCACCTCTGTGACCTCACATTTCAATAAACAAATTTTTGTTGATTGGAGAAAGAGGGTTGGTAATGAAGAGGCAGATAGGATAACTAAAAGATCCACAAGTCGTGGCACCAAAGTACACACTCTAATAGAAAGTCACTTACTAAACAAGGACGTAGATCCTGATACACCTGGTTCAAAAATGTTATTTTTGCAGGCAAAAGAATCTTTAGAAAAGATAAATAACATTTACGCTCTTGAAAAAAGTCTCTATTCTACCGAGTTGGGTGTTGCAGGCACGGTAGATTGTATTGCAGAGTATGATGGTGAGTTGTCAATAATAGATTTCAAAACAGCAGCTAAACCTAAACCAAAGGATTGGATTCAAAACTATTTTGTACAGGCAGCAGCATATGCCTGTATGTTTTATGAAAGGACTGGTATTCCTGTAAAGAAACTTGTCATACTCATGACATGTGAAAATGGAGAGGTGACAGTTTATCAAGAGTATGATAAACTTAAGTATATGAGACTTCTTGTAGAGTACATCAACAAATTTGTAGAGGATAAACTCAATGGCAACTAAAGCGGAGATGAGATCAGTATTAAAAAATAAATTTCTATGCCAAGATAAGTTCACTAATGACATTGAGAACCTTGTCCAGAATAATAATGGTATGAATTACATAGAGGCAATTTGTCATTACTGTGAACAAAATAGTATTGAGATTGAATCTGTATCTAAACTTATTACTAAACCCATGAAAGAAAAACTCAAGGGTAACGCTATGAATCTTAATTACTTAAAGAGAACTTCAAAAGCGAAGTTTCTTTCTATTTGAGGAAAAATCCATTGCCTACATTGACACCATTTGACACTTACAAAGAGTACCTTGCGTATAAAAATCACTTTACCAAGGAAAAGTATGACTACCAAAAATATGGAGGGAAATCAAGAGCAAAAATAGATTCCTTCTATAAAAGAAAAGATAGATATTTTTTTGAAAAAATGTCAAGAAAGTATAAGGATCCTGAGATAAGGAATTTCTTCCTTGCAAATTTTGTAAACACAGATGATCCACAAGGATTATGGATAGGAAATATCATCAGGTCTGGTGAAACCATTTACAAAGAGTGGCAAAAAAGGAATGAAAGTTTATTCTATCACTTCAAACAAAAGTCAGAAGAATTTTTAGATCAATATACCTACGATGAATTTTTTGATGCATCAAATGGTCATCCACCTATTCTCAAGGAACATCTAGCAGGTAATATAAGTGCGGAGGAGATGTGTGTTTATGAAAAACTTTTTGGATACTGTAAAGATTATGATAGACAACTCAAAGATCCAGTGTGGAAGGTTGTTGGTATGAAAATTAGGAAGTACATACCATTTCTAAATATTGACAAAGATAAGTATCGAAATCACTTATTGAATTTGATAAAGGAGAGACATGAGTAAAATAAAATTTCTAATGAATGTAGGAACTCACTTCTCTGCTACAAACCCACTATGGTTTTCTTTATCTCATGATAATAAGTATGTACATACAGGTCATAAAAAAGAGATGAGATTTCTTTTATTTCTTCAAAATAATATAGTTACTAAGATTCAAACTAATCCAAGTGAAATCAAGGTCAAAATGTTTCCTCACTTATTCTCATCACATCCAAATGATTATTTTACAAACTCGATTGAAGATTACATTAACTATTATAAAAACCATTGGGAACATATTAAGGATGAGTATCAATCTGTAGGTGATTTTACAAATCATTATGCAGGTTTGACATCAAAGTTTGTAGCATCCATTGCGGATAAATTGAACAATGCTTTTGACATGAAAGTGACTATGATATTTCGTGACCCAATACGTAGGTTGTTCTCGACAGTGGGGACAAACAAAAAATTTCAAGATAGACTGAGTGGCATTGAGAGGAAAGATAAACCACAGATGTGGATCGACAAAGGAATTAAATATGCACAGTATGATAGAATATATAATACCTTTGCACCACACTTCAACACTCACGTGATTATCATGGAAAAACTGTGGAAAGACCATAGCAGTCTCTCTAAATTTCTTAATTATAATATTAAGAAACTTCATTATAATGTTTACACTCCTGACTTAGGACCTGATCATCCTAACGAACCTTTATACCTAAGAGATCAATATCAATCAGACACAGAACATATTACACAAGAGTCAATGGACATGGGAAAGGATAAATTAGGATATGTGTACGAAAATTTTGAGAAAACCTTTGGTTACATACCAGAAGAGTGGGAGATGTCATGAGTAAATTTTTTGAGTCAGAAACAGTTCGTAATGAGATGGAGGATATAACAGATCTTCAAAGAGAATTGTACAAAGTCATAGCAAAATTTCCAATGATGAGTGACGATGCAAAGTGGCATCACATAGAGACAGTCAAAGAATTGTTAGAAAAACAACAGGTAATGTGGACAAGATTGACATTATCTGATGACCCTCAAGCAAAAATAATGAAAAAAAATTTAGAGAGAGGGTCTAAAGAAATGGGGTTCGGAGATGCAGATTTAGGTACAATTTTTAAAAATATGAAAATCACACTAGACACATTACAATCATCGCTTAAACACTGATGTCATTTTTAGTACACAATCTACCACCTTACTCGGTGCACGTGAGAAAAGAGTTTTTGTATGACCATAAAAAAGGTCACGGTGAGACCACACCTGGCACATGGATATCGGTCAAGAGTGTACAACACAAGGCGTTATATTTTGAGACATTGTTGTATGAGTATGGTGCATTGTTTGACAAGTTACCTATCAGTGCTTTTGTGTGGAAAACAGATTATGATCCAGACAAGTTACTGCCTTTAGATCACCTTCAAATATGGGATTGCTTCGATTACAGTTTGACTGTTATTGAAAAACCATTATTAAATAGATGCGAGTTTTTTGGAAAGGATAAGCAAATGCATAAGGGTCAATATTGTTTTACAATAGATAATTGTCACGCTGAGTCATCTACACTCAACACAAATTATAGTCAGGATGATCCAGAACACAAATCATTCAATTGCATAGCGTTAGATAACGGACAGTTTGCATTGCAACCCAATAATAGAATTATATGGAAAGATCAGAGTTTAATTTCTGAAGATACAATGCAACCTGATTTTGAGGTTTGCTCTCAAAATTATATGGTAGAGAACTCAGATAAATGGAGTGTAGGACATACTACAGAGTGGGCATACAAATCAAAAGATGAGACTTAATACTATAAAATGGTGTAGTGCAACAATAATACCTATCGCTATGATTTATCATGTGATGGGATGGACTCCGTGGAATAGTTTTCTACAAATGTTAGGTGCTGCAGGATGGATATATGTGGGAGTAAAGAGTGGTGAACGTGCTCTTGTTCTAAATTTTCTTCCTCAGTTTTTTATAATTATACCTGGTCTTTTTATATTGTGGTACACAAAATGAAAATTTATTTTGACGGTTGCTCATTTACAGCAGGGTGTGAGCTTATTGATAGAAAAAAAACGAGATTTAGTAGACTTATTTGTAACGAATTGAGTGCAATAGAGTGTAATTTTGCGAAAGCTGGAGGTAGCAATAGGAGAATAGTCAGAAACCTAATTGAAAAAGACTTGTCATCATATGACATGTTCATAATACAATTTACAAAAAATAATAGGACGGAATATTATGATGGAATTGACTGGGTTAGGATAAAATATCCTTTAAGATATAAGTTTACAAATGGTAGAAAAATTAAGGGAGAATTTAAGGAGGGAATGGATGAATTTTGGGAAAAATATTATGAGACATATTATCATGACATATATGGTATGATGGATAGAGAGATATTTAATAATGCAGTTATAAACTTGATACGTAGAAAAAAATATTTTTTATTTGATATAAATCAATGCAAAAAAGTGATGGGAAATAACAAAGCAAAGTATGGTCATCCCAATGAAAAAGGTCATGAACTCATCGCAAAATACATACTTGACAACATATAAATAGTAGTTTATACTAAACTTGCGTATGCAAGGTGTTAATCCACCAATCTATTCAATAC